ACCACCGCCAACACCACCGCGAACAGCACCGTCAACAGCATCGCGAACAGCATCGCCAACAGCACCGCCAACAGCATCGCCAACAGCATCGCGAACAGCATCGTCAACAGCATCGCCAACAGCATCGTCAACAGCATCGCGAACAGCATCGCGAACAGCACCGCCAACAGCATCGCGAACAGCACCGCCAACAGCACCGCCAACACCACCGCCAACACCACCGCGAACAGCACCGTCAACAGCATCGCGAACAGCATCGCCAACAGCACGGCCAACAGCATCGCCAACAGCATCGCGAACAGCATCGTCAACAGCACCGTCAACAGCACCGCGAACAGCATCGCGAACAGCACCGTCAACAGCATCGCGAACAGCACCGCCAACAGCATCGCGAACAGCATCGTCAACAGCATCGTCAACAGCATCGCCAACAGCATCGCCTTTATCGATAAGATAACCAGCCGTAGGAGCAGCTAGTGCTAGAACCAATGGGTTATTCACCCACACTACTCGCTTAGGACGATTAAATTTAGCTTTATCATAAGCAAGAGCTATGTTTTCTTCAAAACGAGGGCGATCTGCTTTCCCGACTTTTAGTCCAATATCTGTCCACTTCTCAACCCATTCAGGAATACGAGATTTCTGTTCATCGGTTAGTTTATAGATGCGTTTCATTGTTTGCTTCTAATCCTAATTAAACAGTTACTAATCAAAAACCTGAGCAATTATTTTAGTAATGGGATTGTACTCAACTTTGTGAACGACTTCCCAGATACCTGGCTTGATCGTTAATGTATCATGCTGATCATGAGACTTTTTGTGGGTTAGGAGTGAATCTAGCATTGTCTCTACATACATACGATTATCTTTCTCTAAAACTCGCATAGAAACTGGGCTTGTCAAAACGTGGTGGTGACCAGTCTCAGAATGGCCTACGATTACCACCTTAAGCTCCTGCGTATCTCCTTCGGGCATTTTCTCGATCGGGACTAGGACATTTTCCCCGTGCTGGATGGGCGTATTCATTTATTTTCTCCTTTATTCCTTAAGTTTACACTCTGATCTGGAAAATTAATCACTCTATGGTCCTCCTGGGCTTGATTCTCCTTCCAGCCCTGCCACTCGGCTTCAGCTTTGTACATTTGGATCTCATGCTGCTTACAGAGATTAGGCCAGAAAACGATTGCTTCGTTTGGGCAATCTTCGATTGAGCAAGAGGTTTTCACAGTTTTCCTTTAATTAATTCACGAACTGATACAGGGGGACGCCACTAAGCCAAATCTTATAGATGCTTTATTCGGATTTGGCTTAGGCAACGGTAGTTTCTTACCAGCATCTCCCTGTATCAGTCAATGACCTGCACATTTGTATCCTAGCATACAGAGAGTGTTGTTACAATAGTTTTATAGATTAGGCTCATTATGTAATGGGTGGTTTTTTAACATGTAAGCTTTGTATCTGTTGGAATCTGAGGATTATCTAGTTTATGTAAATATCCGGTAGTTATTATGTAAGCTAATTGTTATTTATTCCACCATCGTCTACGGTTTTCTTTTTGTTTCTTTACTTTCTCGGTCCATTTATCAATATAATCACGAGCTTCTAGAGCCGGCAGGTTCTTTAACCATTCTTCTACTTTTGGGGTTAGTTTCTTGCCCTGCTGCATGTAGAGGCTTTTTAGTAATTCGTACTGCTTTTCGGAGAGCTTAGGCTTCATGGTTTAGTTCCTTCTTTTAGGTTTAAGGTACACCCCCTCTATTTCCCTCACATGTCTTGTAAGATCCTGAAACTTTTATGGCGCTTCTTATTCCTAGTATCCGGAGTCACAACTTCCAGACTGGGGAATCTTTTGTCCTTAGAGGCAAGTGAGGTCGGCCGTTGACAGGGGGTTAGTCAGAGCGGCCACTTTTATCTGCCTCCAAGGTTGACCCGTATTTGTTAAAGCCAAAGGCCTGCTCCTAGTCGGAGCTAATCAGGTCGGGGTGACTGCGTTAGAAGAGCTTTTTTAGAACCTGTGAAAAACAAAATGGCCGAACCCCTTGACAGGGCTAGCCTTCTATGCGATATTTGGATTGTATCGTTAGTTTTGTTTTCACACAACAAAGTCTAATCCCCCAAAGACCTTACGTCAACTGGGGGATTTTTCTGCTAGGACTGTTTACGGTTCCCACTTCTTAATGGCAGGCATATCGCGTACCCAAGTTTTATATGTTAAGCGAACTGGATTCTCATTTTGTTTTAGTGTCGCCTCGGTCGGGTTTTCAATAACGTCCTCACTGTGTGCATGCTTATCAAGATATTCATTCACTCTCTGCCGTACGACTTCGTTATCCCGGGTTCGATAACTACCGACAGGATACTACTTGCCTAAATAGGCAACATCTAGGGGATATTTTAGGTCTGAATCATTCGGATAGCACTTATTGCACACGAGCATCATCTGATTATTTGCCATGACCATCCCCAACTGAGGGCAAAACCGGAGGCTGATAATCCCGGCCGCCGGCATCCATGGGCACGTTAGGAAGATCAGCCTCGGGTGTAGCGCTTGGAATGGGGCACTGGATCGTTCTATAGTCAGGCTCAAACCCCGGTTCTCCGCAATAATCCTGATCAGGCCTAGCTGACGTGCTTTGGGCTAAAGCCATAATCCCGATACTGAGCCCGGACATGAGGACTGAGGAAATGATGTATGCGATCCTGAAATATTTTATCCTCATTTCTCTTCTACCCAGAACACGCTATGGGCTTCGCCGTTCTTAGCTAGGACTTCGTGCTTGCCATCTTTCTGCACTTCATCAATAAGTTTTCCACAGGCCTGTCCGCTAGCACTTGAGCTAACGCCTCCTGAGTTTTCGCATATCTGCTGTGTGGCCTCATATAGCTCCGTCTGACGGTCATAGTGGCCTACGATGCCTAAAGCTACCATTATGATGATAAGAGCAGCGCAGCCGGCCCCTACAGGGCTTGTGGTGAGGGCTGATAGGGCGTTAGCTCTGGAAGGGAGCAGGCCTTTGGCTTTATGCATATTAGGATGAGACCTTTCGGGTGTGAGCTTTAATAGTAATGGTCCGAACGTGCTTGTTGTTTACATTAACCGGGATTCGGTTGACATTGAGTTTACGTAGAGATTTACCGGATCTTGTATAGTTTTGAGCACTTTTAGGCTTATTTTGTATAGTTTGGCGCTGGACTGTGGCTGCGATGATGAAAAACGCTACTATTGAGACGAGAAATAGTTCCATTTATTTTTCCTTAATCACGAATGATGTTACGGCCCTAGATTCTAGAAGATCATATTTTGGCTTTATTGTAGTGCCGTCAAGGCGCTCCATGGGCTTACTTGTCCGAGTGTGCGCTTCAATATGTCGGGCAAAATCTTGGCATCCTTGCTTGTACCCTTTCGCCCATGCCATTTTATATTTGATAGTTAAAGAAGATTGATTATGGTGATTTTTAATGCTCTTTGTCATGCGTACTGCAGGCCTTGTCCCATGTCGTGTGAGCTATTTCCGAGCCAACCCTTTCTTCTAGATTGGTCCACTGCCGTAACACATTGCTACTTATGCTAGCTTCAGAGCTTTCGAAAAACTCTAGAAGATAATCTAACTCGTCTTGATCTACCATTTTTACTTTCCTTTCAATTTCATAACCCCTACCGGGCAGATGCCCATTATTGCAGGGTTTTCGAGATCTGCCCGGTAGGGGTTATGAAGGCTAGATAAGCCATCGCCAGTAATAAACCCGTACCAGTCATCTCCAAGTTTTTTCGAGGAGCAGGGCGCTATTGTCTATATGGGTTAGCCTTACTACCAACTCAAGCCTATCTAGTTGTTAATGTTGGGTCGGGGCCTAGGGGAGATTCGAGAGAGTTGCTTGCGGCAGATGCTAATTTTATTGATCTGGTGTTGTTATCTCTCTCGAACTAAGACCATTGTAGCAAAGCTCTTATATATAGTCAATTAGAAAGTTATCCACAACTAATATTTTTGCATTTGTATCTGGTATTTGCTATAATTGAACTCAAAGACGATCTTAAAGTAGGGTTTATGAAGGTAGCAAAACCGGTTCCAATTCGATTGTCGGGTGGAATTTCTCTTGAACAGCAGTTAATTAATTTACCCAAAAAACAATATATTGGCGCGAGTAGGTATAATACTGATGATGAATCAAAACTCCATTTGTGGGATAGCGAAGGGCGCTCATACGACCTAAAGGTCCCTCGTTATCGCAAGGGACTAATATGAAGACAATTCCCGTCGCCCAAGGTACACGAATGATTTGTTTGTTGGATGCTCAAAAGGATCGGATTGTAGTTTTAGATCCGGAAAGCAAGGAAGAGCTCACTCAATTAGAGGTTTATAAGGGTAAGGTTGATGAAATGACTCTCGTAGAGCTAGGACAATTCCTTTTCAATACATATGGCTTAGAACACCTAGAGGATGTCCACAAAGAGCGAGAGCTGTTGGGATTAAAGGAGAACCTATGAAATACCTAGATGGCATTAAACTTCATATCATGAAGGATCAACTATATAATGGACCAATTGTTGCGGTTGATATTAAAGGACAGTTTTATGTGTTAGATCCTTCAAGCGCATGGTACGTTAGCAGCACATCTGGTACATCCAATGGCTAATTTTAAACGTAAATCTCATTTAAGAAGCTGCGGATTATGCCGACCGTGGAAGTGCCAAGGTAACAGCTTAGGAGCTCAGAAAGCTAAATGCCGGATAAAAGATGATGATTGATACCACTAAAGAAAGAAAATCCCTACGTCGCACAATAATGCCGGCTCTAACCCCAGTAGAGTACGGATTAGATAAAGACGTATCTTACTGGGACGACTTGATATTTCCCAAGATCATTGAAACAATAGTCTAACTAAGCCAGCCCAAGAGGAAGCTCATGAAGACTACATTATGGCCGCGAGGGAGAAAAGGGCTAACTCGCAAGCAAAAAGCATTCGCTCAAGCTCTCTTAGAGGATAAAAAGAAGCCGGCAGTTCAGGCAGCACTAGAGACATATGGGAGTAAGGGCAAGCCTACAACTTATATGACCGCGGATACAATAGCTAGAGCTAACCTCGAAAATCCTCGAATACTAAAATACCTCAATGATCATGCTGAAAAAGCCGAATTGACCATGATAAAAATCATGAATGACAGCTACGATAAGATAGACGAATCGCCTGCTTACGCCGCAGTATCGAAGTCAGCAGCCTCAGATATCCTCGATCGAGTGCATGGAAAGGCTACACAAAGGCAAGAACTGGTATCTACCAAGGTCGTTATCAGCATCGATCTGACGCAAGCAGCAGACAGCGACTAAGCAGGATTATGGCTCTGCCAAGCGTCGTGCGCCGAATGTGTATTGTGAGACCCAAAGCGGGTCTTTTTTAGTAGCACACACGTTGAGGCTAACACCACATCAGGCGCACGTAGAGGCCCTACAGCGCACGTTACATAGTGAGGTGTATGATTCATCATCTAGCACCATTGCAACGCAGCACAGGGCACACAGTGAGGTTGCTTGCCCCTACCCCCGGTCGACTTTGGGGCTGGAAGCTACTCCACTCGCTCATTGTGTATAACGAAGTGGAAGGACCCGCCTGTAGATTCATGTACCCAAATTAGCCGATGTTCGCCCCTAATTACCGTTACATTTGTTCGGTTCTTGTTAGGGAATAAGCGTATCCCAACAGATATGAGTGATCGTTAATGATACGATTGACCTGAATCCACTTGTTCGGTACTAGCCTGATTCAGCCTCAACTGTATGTTTTAGGGTATCATCCTCAACCATGATCCGGTATAATGAAACTATTAAAAGGATACGTTATGGAGAAAGCTTGCCAACAATGCTCAAACCTCTTTACAGCCCAACGATCTACTGCTCGATTTTGTTCCGATGCCTGCAAACTAAAATTCAATCGCGCTGAGCTGAGACAGAAGAAAAATATTTCAGAGGGCTTAGGGGAAGTAGCGGATGGGATTGTAGAAAGCGCCGAGGAGGCATATCAGCGTCGCTTAAAGGGGTTTTTGGCCCAGCTTGAGCCTACAGAGTGGTTGACTACAAATACGCCACTCGATGAAATATCGCTCCTGCCAAAGCACAAAATCACGCTCATTTACGGAAGGCCTGGAATCGGTAAAACCACTCTAGCTCATAAAATTGCCTTTCAGGTCCCGCGAACGCTTTATATTGATACCGAGGCTAGTGTCACCCCGGAACGGCTAGCTCAGCTTGGAATCGAACCGACCTCATTTACGCTCAAGAAAATGTCAATGGTAGAGGACATTTATGAACTATTAACAGATGAGAAGTTCCTAAATCGGTATGATTTTATCGTCTGGGATTCGATTGGCGCTACGCTCTGTATGACTCAATTGCAAGCCAGTCCGACCGAAATAATGAACCCGAGCCTAGTACGGGCGAAAATTATCAATCAACTGATGCGCATCCTGCCAACAAAACTGGCCAAGACCCACACTACCCTTTTGCTCATTAACCAGGAATACCAGGAGGTCAAAGCTTCCTATGCTCGTGTTATTCCGCCCGGCGGGGAGGTGCAGCGGTACTCATCGAGTCTCACGATCCGCCTGACCGGGGAATACCCGAAGGTGACGGCCGAAGTGAAAAAGTCCCGTGTTGGTGAGAGCAAAAAGGGTGAATTTAAGCTTTAAAGGAGTCAATATGTACTATTTCACGTTCGAATCAAACAGCAAAGTAAATTACAAAATAATTGCTCAGGACTTAAATACGGCCGAAGAACTGTTGATTAATCTGATTGAGGGTGGAAACGATCAAGCTCCGCCTCGGCCCCTGCCTGCTAACATCCAGCTTGTGAGTGTAGAGGCGATCTGGGACAAGGACTTGTATCGTGTGCCTGAGCCCGAGGAAGCGAAGTGATAGACAAAAAGGTACGCGAGAACTGCGACTGTGGCTGGTCTAATTCGCATAATGGCGAAACGCTCGATAACCATAATCTGATGGAACACGATAACTGGCCATTTGATATCTTAGCTGATGCCGAGCAACGAGAAGCCAAGAATAAAGAAATCGCAGCTCAGGAACACTGTGAGCCCTCCCAAAGGGTAGATGGCAAGCTCCACTCGTTTAGGTTCGATGGCGATGATCCCTATGTTATATGTGTATTTTGTGGGCAGATGCGAGATGCAATTAAAGGAGACGTGATTAAGTGAGCGATTTTAGACAGATCACAATTGAGGAGGACTGGGAGGAGCGACCAGACGGTATTTACTGGAAGTACCGATTTCTCCACGAGAAAAATTGGCACTCAGTGCTGACCGCCTATACGAAAATCCCGGTAGTAAAAATCCAATTTCCGATCCTAGAAATGGAGCTGTTGCCTCAAAAAGATCTTAATCAGGTTCCAGGAGAACCATATTATGGCCAATAAACAGATGAACATAACTAGGCGTGAATATCGGGTCGTTTGTGCTCTGGCGGGCATGTATGAGCAGTACTGTCCGGGTAGACTCGGGCACAATTTCATGGGAGCTGGCGAGGAAGCAGCTGAAGTACTTGAATGGTATGGCCTCATAAAAGGACAAGACGAATTGGATACTGACGCAGTAGAGGAGTTTGCGATGGGAGCAGATGTGATTGACTTAAATCAGGTAAAAGAACGAAATTTGGCCGATATGAGCCTAGACGAACGCATAGATGAGATTGTGCTTGTTAGCGGGCTCGACAGGACCGGTACGGCTATGCAGGCTAAAGCGATCAAGCGACTTTTCCGCGAAATGCTGAACGAGATCAAGCCAGAAAAGAATCCTAATGCCTATCCTGCCGGTAAAATTGTGCTTACAAAAGATGGTCGCCTTGACGCTCATGAAGCTGCCCGATGGGCTGCAACTGATTTCAATCGGGCCATTGATGAAATGGAAACAAAGGCTAAGGAGTTGGGCCTTGATTAAAAAGATCCTCCACTTCCTCCATCTATGTCATAAGCGTCGTCTAGGCTACAAATGCCATGGTCGGCCAGGAGAATGCGGATAAATTTGACTCAAAGTGCTTAATTGTGTTTTCATAGGTACAAACAAACCCTCTCAAAACTAAATATATTTTCAACTGGAAAAAATTATGGTTACTTGTAAGAATGACGTTCATTATTCGCAAAATAATGAAAAGCGTTGCCGCTGTGGCGAGACCTGTTCTCATCTAAATCTAGATAAAAACCTAAAATGCCGAGACTGCAACGTGCAGTTGAAGGAAGGATAACCTATGACATGGTCACCAGAGCAGCGCAGGGCTGCTTCCGAACGCATGAGAGCTATTCAGGCTCGTAAGAAAGCCGAAAAAGAGCAGCAAGAGGTCCAATCGCCCCAGGAAGATCCTAAACAGTCTACGTCGCACAATATTGAGGAACAGCCGGATCCAACAGCAGCTCAACCCGATCTATCTCAAGCTCCGAATATCGAAAATGAAGACTACAAGTCGCTAAAGCGTCAGGTTGAGGAATTGAAGGCTTCACTGGAGCGTCTTGCCAATACCGCAGCTCCAAGTTCCCCGCAAGTGAGTCTAAATCGGGGTCTAGTAGGCACAATTGAGAAATATACAGTCGACCCCTCGTACTATCCAGATGAGACGAAACGACTATCCCAAGAAGTCAAGTTGCAACGCTTTGCCTTCCCGATGAACTACGAAATGAAATTTATTGTCGAGACGGTCAATTACGAAACCAAAGACGGCTTGAGCGTAAAAGAGCCCAAATTTACCCTCGAACTAATCCGAATTATCCTGGACGAAGACACTGGCGAGCAGACCAACAAGCGTTATGTGGTGTGTCGTCAGGTGTTCTTCGAAGACCCCCAAACGGCTGTTGTAGTAGCCAGGCAGTACGGAGTTGAGCCCGAATTGTTCCCGGGAGGAGAGCGAGCTTTCTTAAATGAGATGCGCTACATGCGGATGCGGGATTGGCTCTTAGAGGCGTTTTATCCTCCGAAGCCAGCACCGAGCCAGAACAAGCGTGAAACGGTGATTGGGAACAAGCTGGTTGAAGTTTACGAGGTCAATACTGAGCTAGGCGAAAGTTCCCCAACGATTGATTTCCACTCCCTTAAGAAGCTGTCATAAACCGTGGGCTATAGCCCGTTTAAACTTCAGGCTCAGGCTCACCGCGCCCTTTTGATCGATAATTACAAAAGAGCGTTGCTCTATTGGTCTCGGAGAACGGGGAAAACTTTGTGGATGATACAACAACTCAAGCTGGCCGCCTCGATTCGTCAAGGTCCATATCATATCGTGTTCAAGGAATACACTCAAGCGGAGACGGTTGCTTGGGAGCAGTATCTGCATACGATCGAGCCTCAACTGATCAAGAAGACGGATAAATCAACGCTCACAATCACATTCCAGTACATGCAGGGAGACGTGAAGATTCCCGGTATGAAAGAGCCCGTTTTTGTTGATCACGACGAGTCTAGGCCCGCCTCATCAATCCGGCTCCTGGGGAGTGATAAGGCTGATGCCCATCGTGGAGGTGAGAGCAACGGGATCATTTTCGATGAGGCCCAGGACCAGGATGACTATGGATGGGATTTTGTTTATAAGTATTTTTTGGCTACAACTGATGGCTGGGCAGCTTGGATGGGAACGGCTAAATCTGATGATGCCTGGAACGAGAAGCTCCAGAAGGCAGAGGAAAATGACGATTGGTACTATTCAAGAGGAACATGGAGGGAAAATCCTTTGATTAAACCGGAATGGATTGAGCAAGAACGTAAAGAAGCTGAACGAGACGGGAAATTGGGCTCGTTTTTGCAGGAAACGGAATTAATCCCGTTCACGCAGCAAGGGGCGGTCTATCCGATGTTTGAACGTAAGATCCATGTTATTAAACCCGGAGAAGAGCCGAGTGAGGGCACAGATTATATCGCGCTGGACTTCGGATTTGCCGAGGGGCATCCGATGGCAGCTCTTTTTATAAGGGTGACACGAGATGATATTTGGTACCAGTGGGACGAAATCCACGGGATTGGTATTCACATAGATGATCTAATCGCCGAGATTCGGACAAAAATGGGTGACCGGAGGCTAACTGCGATTGTAGCTGATTCGGCTAGACCTGATTTGATCGAGTATATGCAGGGCAAGGGCTTACCGGTTATTCCAGCTCCCAAAAAACAGAACTCTATCGTAACGGGCATTCAACTATTCTCGCAGCGGTTAAAGCCAAAAATCCAGATCATTGGTAATCCTAAGCCAGGATATTTTCTCACCTCAAACTGCAAGGCGACAATTTATGACTTTGGCCATTATCGTTACAAGGAAATTAAGCAGAACCGTCCAGCTCAAGAAGTCCCCGAGAAGCGCTTCGATGATACGTGTGATGCCGCTCGTTACCTAGCGCTATGGTTTAAGTTCGGTGTGCAAGACGACAAAAAGCTTCCAGAATCGAGTGTGAAGAAGGAATTAAACAGTTACGGTCTTTTGTGAGATAATAAGCCCAAATTGTTGGGAAACCCGAGGAAAAACTAAAAAACATGGCTGAAACTGCAACAAAAAGTTCACTTGAGACTGAATTTAAGAAAGACTACCTCTCAGATTGGGATCTGCACCAAAAGGCTGTTCAAAACTTTGATGCTCTTGAGGCCATGGTTATCGGTCAAGTCTACGACTCAGTTTCCAATTCGATAGATAGCTCAAAGATTACCGACAGCTATACAACGACTCTAGCGATTGAACGAGCGGCGCGGGTAATGGGCAAGCTTCCTGACGGTCAGACGGTGGCTACGGCCAAAGCTGATCAGGGAACGGCTATGTTCTTCGATATTTTAAGGCAGAAATGGATTTATCCCAATGCCAATGCCCAACTTCCGTTTGAGCTCAAGCTTGAGTTGTGGCAATTCTATTCGGATGTGTATGGCTATATGCCGATGTTTGAGGACTGGAATGTAGCTCCAGATGGCTATGTAGGACCAGACTGTTGGTTATGGAGCCCACGAAACTTAGTGTTTCAACAGGGGCGAAATTTCTATCGGGACATGGATTATGTGACAGCTCTTACCTGGGTGGGCAAGAAATTTATTGATGATATCATTGATGGCCAGAGCAATAACAAGGAGCAAGCCGGGGGGTGGAATCTTAGTGCCCTAAAAGAGCTTTCTATTGCAGCCCAAAATGAGCTTACAGATATAGATCTCCACAAAGATACTCAGGTAGCCCGAACGAGAATGCCTCAGGGAGCAAAGAGAGGTATCTGTTTGGCTACTCGCTATGAGGCTGGAGAGAACGGTGAGTGGATCACATTTGCCCCAGATCACGGGTTCATTGAGGTCCGTAGACTCAAGAATCCTCATAAAAACAGCAAAATTCCGTTTGTCATTAAGTACTCCCAGGAATTGTTTGATTCAGCTTACGGGTTGGGCGACTTTTCACGTGCAAAACCGCTTCAATTTGCTCGAGATGGGCTAACGAATTTCTACTTCAAGGGCATCAAGATGAATTTGATCCCTCCAATTATTGCCAATGCGAATGGAGTATTGAAGCACACCCTGGACTACCGCGAGGGCGCGGTGATGCTCGAAACGATCCCGAACTCGATTCGTCGTTTAGAGACCTCGAATGCCGGCCTAGCTACATACCAAGCAGCGCAGACTTCGCTTACAGGTTCGCTATTGAGCTTATTTGGTTCACAGAATGCAGCAGCTCCAGCGGCAGAAACGTTGAACCCAAGCCAGGGCAAAACCCCCGCAGCCATCAATCTTTACTCTGATAAAGAGGCCGATCGTGATGGACGGGCTCGAAAACGACTTGAACTTGCAATCGAAGAGCTTACCGATGGGTTTTTCTCATTAATAGCCAACATTGGAACGGAGGATATTCCGGTCAATCTATTTGCCAAAGATATCGAGGAGATTGCCAAGCAGCCGGGGCTGGCCGATGTGCTAGGGATTTTCACGAAGAATTTTACACCCAATCAGACCCTAACGGGCGGTGAGCTCAAGATAGACCCCACAAAACTCAAGAATATCGAATGTCGGTTTAATATCGAGCGTAATTCCACGGCAGCAGTAAACAAGCAGCAGCAACTAGCTCAGCTAGAAAATCTGATGGGCAATTTAGCTAAATTCCAGAACCAGTTCAAGGACGATTTCACAATCAATGTGAACTGGGCGAAAATTATGGAGACCTATGCTACGCTCACGAATCTTCCGGGAGCAGATGAGTTCGTCACAATTAGGAACCAGCAGGAGGCTCAGGCGATGCAACAACAGCAGGCACAGGCCCAGCAAACACCCCCTAAGAGCCCGTCTGAAACAATGTCATATAAAGATGTTCCCGAGGACATCAAGCGGCAAATTGAAGCTCAAGCAGGCTTAAAACCGAGCCAAGAGATTAGTCCGGCCGGTAGTCAACAGGCTCAACAGGCAGCTCAAATCCAAGATCAAGCTGCACAGCAACAAGTGCAGCAAGCCCAGAATCAACCGGAACCACCTCAGCCCACAATTAATAAGGCCGGAGCATTCCAAGATCAGCATTTAGGTGCAGCTGCAGAGCAGATAGCTAAGCTTTAGGAGAAAAGAATGACAGGAGCGAAATACGGGCTCGTTTCGGATGATCCAATTATGGATCTACCTACAACTCAAGTTCCAGAGCGAGATTTAACAACCGAAAAAAATGCAGCTAAATTTTCACGTACTAAGGAATTTAAAACACTCAAGGAGCATCTTGAGGCTAGAATTGCTTTTTATCAGACATTCCTTCCCGATGGTCGGACACTCGAACAGGTGTCGGATATTGACGATATCGAACTCGGTGGCCACTGGCGGTCGGCTAATCTGGTTATCAAGGAATGCAGAATGATCATCGATAGCTATGAAAAAGCCCAGGAGGTAGTTGAGGGTGCTTAGTGTCGCAGTGGTAACAGAGAAATTGTTATTTTCTTCTAAACTAAAGAAAAGTTTGTTATGACTGTGACGCCCACGATTAATCCTGAAGATTGGTACAAATTAATTGGAAAACCTGGGCCGACTAGGGAACAGCATGGGAGCGAAGCGAGTGTGAGTGAGAATCTTGTTCCGCTAAAGCTCACCAATTGGCGGCTTGAGGGAAATATGCTTATGGCCGATTCGAGCCTAGGAACATATGGCCACAGGATACCGAGTGATCTTATTATGACGGGGTTAAATGAGGATGGTTTGCCTATTCTTAGGAAAGTTGTATTATAAGTTTAAGTGTCTCCCGACTTACGTGGGATAGAAAAAAATAAAGATGTCGCCCGATCTAGTACGAAGCACAACTTTGTCAATCGAGGGCTGGAGGACAAAATGGCAGATCAAGAGGTAGATAATACTGAGGTAGTGGAATCTCCAAAGGGGGAGGAAGCAGTAGAGGAAAAGCCTCAAGAGCCAGAAGTCCAGGAAGAGGCCAACGAAGAGCCTCAGGAAGTTGAAAACCAGGAAGAGCAGCCTGAACAAATCAAGGAACAGCCTCAAGAAGAGCGTGTTTCTAGGCGGGCAGAGAAACGGATACAGAGCCAATCGCTGAAGATTAAAAATCTTCTAGCGGAAAAGGCCGAGCTTGAGCGAAGATTGCCCGAGAATCCAAAGGGTCTGGACTACAGCAGAGAGCTTGAAGCTGATGATGAAACGATCAGTCGCTTGGATGCGGATCGTAAACAGTACGGAGAATCGGCTTATTCCCAGGGCCTAGAGCAGGCTAAGTCGCTGCAATTTCACACTCGCTTAGAGGTAGATGCCCCCAGGGTAGAATCCAAATATCCGCAGTTTAACGCTCAGGCAGAGGAATTTAATCCAGGTGTAGCCGATGCGATTAACTCCATGTATTTATCGGCGGTAGGGTATGATCCCAAAACCGATACAGTCCGTAATCCTAGCCTTCGTTACTCGGATTATGTGGGAGCTGTTATGGAACTCGTAGATGCAGCGGCTGGAGAGAAGGTTTCGAAGACTCAGAGAAATATTGTTAGCCAGGTAGCCAATACGGGTCTACGCCCAAGTGGCGGGACTGCAAAACAATTGAATCTAGAGCAGCCGGTAGAGCAGATGAGCGATGAAGAACTCAAGGCCTACGGGAAAAAACTCGGGATGCGAGTTTAGTCTTAAAAGAACGTTTTTATAAAAAATAAACAAAGGTAAATACAATGGCTGCACCGACTTTGGGCACAAATGTAACTCGTTCAATCGCCCAAACAGCACAATATATTCAAGAACAGTGGACTCGGGATATCCAACAGCCGTTCGATAAAGAACTGCAAATGGCTAAACTGGTCCAGGACCGATCGGGAGATGTTCCGGATGGTGACACCCTAAACATTCCGTTTGTGGCCGGGATTAACGCCCGCGCCAAAGCCGCTAGTACTCAGGTGACATTTGACTCACCGGATGGTACTGCGATCTCGATGGCCATCGACAAGCACTACTACGCAGCGGTGCTGATCGAAGATATCGTCAAGTTTCAAGCTAAATATGACACCAAAAAGGCTTTTCAGCCTCGTATGGCAGAAGCTTTGGCTCGTCAGATCGACACTGATCTTCATGCGCTCTACGCTTCGGCTGGAACTTCGGTTTCAGCTGGTGCAGCGGTAGATGACGCGGATGTGATTGCGACTGTCTATGCTTTGGACAATGCTAATACTCCGTCTTCGGATCGTAAGTTTGTGATTGGTCACAACACCAAGAGCGACCTTCTGGGCGTGAACAAGTACACCGCCTACGACCAGACCGGAAAGACTGGTAAGGCAGTGGATGGTTCTACGGGTCTTGTTGGAACTGTCTATGACCTGGATGTCTACCACTCGGGTAACGTGCCGACCTCAACCACTGGTCGTAACTTGGCCTTCCACAAGTCGGCCATTAACATCGCCCAGCAGTTGGCTCCGAAGTACGAGATGGAATATGTCGTTCGCGATGTAGGCTGGAACGTGCTCTTGCACACGATTTATGGGGTAGGTGTTGAGCGGGCAGCTTCGGTGATCGAGGTGACGCGTACGACTGCTCCCTAGACAAAGCCAAAATCTAGCAATCTAGCCCCGAAAGGGGCTTTTTTGTGTTATAGTTTATTTCACAAATAAGGGGTCAATTCTGATGGCAAAGAACTGGATCGCAGGAGCTACTGAGCATTCACATGGCCAATTTAAAGCTAAAGCTCACAAGGCTGGTATGAGTACGGCGGATTATGCTAACAAAATGGCAAGTTCTCCGAGCAAGACTGGAGCTCAGGCACGTTTGGCTCAGACACTAATGGGTTTTCACAAAGGCAAATAACCTTTATACTGGGGATAACTCGCAGAGAAAAGCTCCGCAAAGGTGCCCGAGTATCACATAAAAAAGAGGATTTGCACCCTCTAAAAAAGGAAATATAAAATGGCTCTTGATAAGAAATCTCGATATATTGTCGATGGTACTGATCAGGTATATACCGCTTCGACCCAAGCAGGTGTTGCCACCTCGACTGCCCTGGCTACAACTCAGACTGGTTTTACCCTGACGAACCCTTTCGGCTCAGGCAAGAATCTGGTTGTGCTCAACATTGATGTTGCCCCCACTACGGCCCCGGCCGCTGCGGCTACTTTGGTGGCTGCGGCTAACGTGAACACGATTGCAGCGGCAGTAACTCAGACAACTCCGTTGACGGTTCGTAGCGCTAAGCTAGGTGTATCTGGCACTGGTGCAGGGCTAGCTGCTTCAGCAGTAACGCTTCCAGCGGCTCCGGTAGTGGTTCGAGCTCTTGGTGGCCCGGTTGGAGCTACAACGCTTAACGGTGAGCCGGTTCACGATAAAGTAGACGGTGCATTGGTTTTGACTCCGGGCACTGCCTTGTCGGTTAACTCGCTAACTACCGCTATTTCGGCTGTCATTTCTATGACATGGGCTGAAGTAGATGCGTTCGCTTAAAGAATAGTTAAAGGAAAAATGAAATGCCTTCAAGAAATGAACTTGTCATTCGCGGTAACGCGGTAGGCCTTACTGCCTCTAACTATCCGAACGACTCAAAATTTGAACAAAAGATCTTGTACCTAGAGAAATTTGGTACAGCTTATACTGAGACACTTGGTGTCGGGACGTTAACCCAGAGCGGACCAGCTACTGCTGGTGACCAGATTTTAGTTGGTAATCGTACCTATACCTTCGTAATAGCTCTGACCGGCGTAAAAGCTAGTTCCACTATGACTAACGCGACTTCATTCTCGGATGGAGAGACCATACTTATTGATGGTTTCATTTACACGTTTGTCACGACTATGGTAGCGACTGCTCCTAACCTGATTTTGATCGGTGCGAACGTAGCTGCCTCTCTCGACAACATGAAGCAAGCTATTAACCAGGGTGATACAGCTTGGCCTTCGGCTGCTACAAATGAGGGACGCGGTACTAACTGGTCAACTCAGACTGTACGACATCCTACTGTAACTGCTACGACCAATGGTGCAACCACTCAAGTTGTAGAGGCTCATGACTTCGGTACTGCTCCTAATAGTTTCCTTACGGCTGAAACTTGTGCTACTGGTGCGTGGACCGGAACTACCCTTAGTGGCGGCGTAGCTAATGTTCCCGATGAAATTAAGCTAACCGGTGTTGCGGCTACTGAGCTTGATATGCTCAAAGATGCCATCAACAATGGAGCTATCGCTGGGGTCGAAGGGACGGACTACTCATTTGGTACTAAGGCCCATACGCAGGTTACGGCTACTACTAATGGTGCAACAACCCAGGTTGTGGCTTCTCGTAACTCCGCTTTCGATAACGCTAGCATTCCTACGACTGACCCCGTAGATACTGGTACTGTGTTCTCATGGGGAGCTACCACGCTGGCCTCGGGAGTGCGCGGGGTGATCGCGGCTAATACGACTACTTATGCTGGCTCCGCTGGGGTATCGGGAGATAAAAACCTTGTCTAACGTGGAGAAAACCGTCATGACTAAAATGGGTAGAATGAAGCGAGTTATAGCTCCTAATTTTGCTGATTTAGGTAGCGCAGTTACACTTGCTCAAACTGAACCTAATCCAAAAAATCCGGATATTAACGATAAGAATGACGCCAATAAGCGGTATCGGGATCTGTAAATGAGTACAAATATTCTAGATGGGTACAACTATGTTAAGGTCACACCTGGAGCTTTTACGGGAGGTACAAATGGAACTCGAGGGGATAAAGATTCTACGGGCGGTACAGCCTTTCCGCTGTTCTACACTACGGGAACTGTAAAAGTGATCGTGTGGGGCGAATGTACTAAGACGCTTGTAGGTGCCGGAACGCTTGAAGTGGGTATTACCGGTAATACAGCCTTGATTCTGCCTCAAGTAGCTGATGCTACCACGATTGCCACTGGTGATACCTGGGTAGATGCTACGGTCGCTGAAGTAGGTGGCTTTGTTGCTACCTCTTTACCCGCTGCAACTTATCTCTGGGGAGATCGGACTATACAAGAGACTGCCGGTACGGCCGATATTACAGCCGGAGGATTAAATTACTCCTGCTTGTGGATACCTCTTTCGCCGGGTGCTACAGTTGTAGGCGCGGTAGCAAATTAAGAAAGTAAGGGAGAAAATTATGTTAAGCCGAGAAGTGACTACAAAAGGTGGAGTGACTAAAACAATAATGGCTGATAACCCAGAGGAACTGGAGCAGGCAGTTAGAGCCGCTGAAGCCGAGGAAGCAAAGACTCAGCCGGATATCAACAATCCTGAAGATGGGAACAAAGTAGTTTCCCCCGATAATATTCATACTGACGCCCAGGGCGGTGGTCAAGTCGTCCAGGAAGCCGAACAGGCCGAGGAACAGTCGGAACAGCCTCAAGAAGAGGTAGAAGAGGTATCTGAACCACAAGAAGTACCACAGACTGGGGAGGTAGCTCCGACAGCCGAGGAAGTACCTGAAACTTCTGAGGAACAGCCTCAAGAAACTCCTAGTGTCTAAGCATAAGATTTGCCCTAAGTGTAAAAAATCTTACCTAGCAGGCACGGAACACACCTGTTAAAATGACCCTGTGCTCCTCATGCACACTCGAAAAGAAGAGCCTTGTAACAACGGGCTCTTTTTGATATAATCATAATTATGAAAATCCTTAGAGATTTGGTGCTCATAAAAGCCGATAAACGACCCGACAAAACAGATTCAGGAATTCTCATCATGGAAGAGTGGAAGTCGCTACCGCCAACAGGGGAGATTTTAGCAATAGGGCCGCTCGTAAAAGAGGTTAAAGTGGGCGATCGGGTGATATTTGAGAGATTTGGCTCGATTATTCTAGAAAACGATGAGCGTGTCTGTAAAGAATCTCATTTGATGGGCGTGTTCGATGAGGCTTAGTAAGCAGCTCAATACCTTGACTCGAAAAGACATGAGCGTTCTTCGGGAGGCTGATTCGATCAGGACACAGGTAAAAAAAGCTCCCCGGGGGATCCTGCGGGATTACTCTCTGCAACATCGGGTAGAGATGAACTGGGACTTGAACGAAGAAAGTATTCGAGATCGTGTTTTTAGGCTTAAAGTAGACAATTATGAGGTTCTCTTGGACGCCGAGGAATTGCTTAGATATGTGAGGCTCGTATGACGCGAAAAGAAAAGGGTAAGATTCTGCTTTGGTCTGGAGCTGCGGTTGTAGTTTTATTCCATGCTCTTTTACCCAGTCTTATCGGTCTCGTGATGTTTTTCTACGGCATCGATACTATCAGGCGAGAAAATAAAAAAGCTAAATCAGCTAAATAAAACTGCCCTGCCGATTACCTAACAGGGAAGTCGTTTCTATTGTAACATTACTTCTTTAATCTCCGTATCTTTGTCGGGTTAAAATTTTCATAGAGTATCGTTCTGGGTAATTCTTCGTGGATGCGAGTTTGGCCCAGCGTTGGACTTTTGCCCATCCAAAGTGTTGTATGTGGCCAATGACTGCATGTTCGAATTGCGGATTTATCGAGAAGGGCAGTTCGCTTAAAAGTTGTTTTACTGTTTTATAACTGTTATCTGTTGGGTTTAAAACCTTCTGATAGCTGTTAACAGTTAACTGTTGTGTGGAGGACCAGGTCATGGGGGTTGATCTTTCTTTTTGACCCTGCTAACCTATAACTAGCGTCGTTCAAGAGAGCTCGTTACATAGCTAACGGGCTTTTTCTATTACAAAATTTGGCTGTACAAACAGTTTACGTAACCTGCGGCTTTGAACAGCGTCGCTCAAAGCTAAACTAATTATACCCTCGCTTATTTTTGTTTGCAAATATGGTACTATTTAGGTAAGACAAAAAGGAAATATCAATGCCTGCGTATCCAGTTCCTACTACGCCTTATAGTACTCAGGGTTTGCTAAGCGCCATTAGCCCGACTCAGAGTTTTGGAAATATTGTAAATGCTGTTAACGCGAATAGGCCTCCTCAGCAAGCTGGAGGCGTTTTAGGCGAGTCTACTGCTGGTCCTCAACCTACACCGGTTGATCCGTTTGCTGCTTATGGGGGTAAGGCTGCCTATGATGCCAAAGTGGGCAACATTAATGCTCAGAAGCAGGGATTATTTGGTTCGATTGGCGATGCAGTTGGAAATGCTGGTAGCCAGTACAAAAGCAGTATTTTAGATTATCTTGATTCACTTCGGGCTGGTCAGCGCTCCATTGACTCTCAGGCAGTTCAGAACGAACTAGCCAAAACTCAGGGTACCAAGAACATTTTGGGCATGGTAGGACGTGGTATTCGTTCAGGAGGAGTGCAACTGGCCAATCGAAACGCTGGTGATTCTAGCGCTTCTCAAGCCCTAGCTGATGCTTATGGAACATTGGGACGAGAGCAATTATCTAATGTCGGTAATCAGTATGCTCAAGGTCAAAACGCAATCAACGAACAGCAAATGGGCTTTGCAGATCAGCAAGCTCAAGGTCTTCGGCACCTAGATGAAAGCAAGACGAATGTCATTAACAATATTGTCTCTTCAGCTAGGACTCAACTAGCTAATCTGGATGCTAGTATTGCCGGGATGGCTTTGCCTGACCGCATTAATGTTGAGGCTGAAAAAGAGAAGATCCGCCAGCAGGCTGTCAATGCACTTCAGCAATACGACTCTCAATTATCTCAGGGTGTAGCTGGGATTGGTCCGAGTAGCCAAGAGGCCCGTGCAGGTCAGGCTAATCAGTTGGCTTTGGCAGGTACAGCTCCGACAAATGCGTTTAACTTTAGTGCCGAAGCTCCGGCCCAATTCCAAAATGGACCGTTCCCATCCTCTTTACCATTATTCCTGGCTCCGCGAAGACGAATATAGGAGGCTCACATGAGCTTTCAACTTCCAAATCTAGGCAAGAAGCTTTCAGATATTGAAGGAGCAGTAGGAAATTTCTTCGGTGGAGCTGCTCAGGGGCTGGGAAATGTAGCTAATCAAACAAGCAAAACGGTAGGTGGATTCGTTAATCAGCTTCCGGTAATTTCAGATGCTGAGAAATTTGCTCTTCGTGCATCTACTCCAGAATTCCAACGTCAGCCTCTGGGTCAGCAAGTAGGCCAATTCATTGGCGGGATTGGAGATGTAGGCTATCGTAATTCCCCGTTAGGTTCAGCCGAGCGGCTAGGAGCTAATATCGCTTCCACGGTCACTCAGAGGCCGGTTATTTCAGCTCAAGGCACGACTTTACCGGTAAATACCCAGATTGGGCAACAACAGGGGCTGTTGAATAAAGGACTAGCGACAGCGGGTATTTTAGGTGATGCCGCTTTTGCTGCGAGTCCCCTAAAAATAAGCACTCCAGTAGTAAAACCTACCGTCAACCTGGTTAAGAATGCTTATCAAAAAAGCCAGCTAGCTAATGAGAACGGTTATATCGGCCAGCCCAGATTAGGCGGAAAGTTCTCTGGAGGCACTCAGATCCATCCTGACGACGCTCAAGTGATGGAGCAATTTATCGATCACGCTCGCGGGGTAAAAAAGCTTCCCGAGAACCAGGCTAGGCAGCTTGAGCTAGATGCTTCCCGGGTAGCCGAGCACTACAATATTGGAAAATCGGGCCAGAGCATGGGCAATCTTGCTAGTGCCTTTGATAAGCGCATCCAGACAACGCCCAGTTTGCTTGATCGGATTAAGGCACCCCTACAAAACGAAGGAGGCTACCTAAGACTACCAGGAACGTCAGAACAAAAGCCCCGAGTGCAACTAGCCAAATCTGAACAAAGTCCTTCTGGTTCTTCATTACCTAAAAGTATAGCACGGCCCACTCATCAGGCGGCCATTGAGGCGGCTTCAAATAAAGGAGATATGGCCGAAGTTGCACGGATTATCAAGAGCATGCCCGATAACGACTCCTATAAGAAAAGCATGCAATCACTATTTGCTGATCGTTTGCCGAAAGAGGTCACACAACTCCCTGTTTCTGGGGTTAAAAAGGTCGGCTTGGTTGATAAGGCGTTTCGTTCCACTCGCTCTATTATTGAGCGCCAGGGTGAGCACGGTAAGCAGTTGGCTGGAATGCTTCAGGGAGCCAGAGATACTGAGGAGCTGTACTCGGCTGCGCTTCAGAAGAGTTTGCCTACAGCTCGCTCGCTTAAGGGTAAGGATTTTGAGAATTTTGTTGAAGCTACTCAAGGCAAGGCTACTCCCAGCTCTACCAAAGTGGCCCAGGCTGTATCGGAATGGCAGGCTGTAGCCCCTCAGATTCGCGATAGAGCAGTTCAGGCTGGACTGAATGTGGGCGATTTGGGGCCGAACTATTATCCTCATATAATTGACTTCGAGAAAGTCTTTAAGGACCGCAACAAGTACAATGAAGCCGTTAATCATCTAGTAGAAACGGGTCAAGCAAAAGATGTTCAGGAAGCAATCAAGAATCTAAGTTATGCTCGTGATGTTTCTCGTAATCGTACGTTTGGGAATCTTGAGGCCTCTCGCTTAGTTGATCTTCCGATGTATGACAAAACTCCAAATTCTCTTAGTCAATATCTACAAGGCTCTACGCGACGTACCGCTCAGGCTGAGACATTTGGCCCGAAGGACGAGAAGTCCCTTGAGCTGATCGCCAAAGCCGGAGCGCAGGGCAAAGATGCTGAGGCTATGAAAAATGCCTATGATATTGCAGTTGGAGCTAGGAAGTACAATCCTGAGGCTCAAAAGGTCTCAGGTAATATTCGCAAATATATGACTACTACCAGGCTCGGATTGGGGGCAATTACTAATGCTTCTCAGAGTGTCAACACGGGTATTGTCACCGGCCACCTACGTACGCTTAATTCAATGATTAAACAGCTTAGCCCAAAAGAGCGTCAGTACACTTTTGATACTGGCGTAATTTCGGATGCCGTATTGAACGATATCAAGGAGCAAGCCGGGTTTACTGGTAAGGCTTTATCCAAAATTACGGCCCCAGGATTTAACGCTGTGGAAAAGTTCAACCGTTCTGTGGCAGCTACATCTGGTCGGGATTATGCCTTAAGGCTTGCCCAGAAAGGCGACGAATCTACACTTCGCAAGCTCGGAGTAACGGGTAAGATAGAAGGGAAAACCCTTACAAGAGACCAGCAGATTCAAGCTTCGCGCAAAATTGTGGAAAAAACTCAGTTCAAAGTCGATCCTCAAGATCTTCCGGGGTGGACCAGTAGCCCAGGAGGGAAATTGGTCTCCCAGTTCAGAACTTTTTCATATAGTCAAAGCAAGTTCTTCAATAACGAAATTTTGCAGCCAATGCGCAAGGGCAATTACCAGCCTTTTGCTCGATTATTGGCTGCTCTTCCGGTGGGCTATGGACTATATGAAACGAAACGTGCTATTGCAGGCCGCCCCGAGGAAACAAATAAACCCAGAGTAGCGTTGGAGTCATTTGCTAATGTAGGTGGAGCTGGGCAAGTTATGGATATTTTTAGAGGCATGGTACCGCTTAATGGTAAATACCTGTCTCCTGACCGGCGTATCTCAATGGCCCTTAGTACATTCGGAGGCCCAACGGCTGGTGCTGCGGCTGACTTAATTGGAGGAGTGAGTGAGGCGGTTCAACGTAAAAATGTACCTGACGCTGGCTTGGAAGGCAAAGTAGCTGTAGGCAATAATGGCGAGCAATATACCGATCTAACGCCTCTTTCCAGGACTGGGCTGCGCCAAATTCCGATCGTAGGTACTGCTATCCAAAATCGTGTTCTTCCCTATAACAAGCCCGTTACACCGGCTACAGAACTACTTCCTGGAGCTAGCGCCGCAGAGGGACCGCTACCCGTTAAGCCAAATACCCAAGGGCTACCGACTGTTAATAACGGCTCTATTCTTACGGGAGATAATACGACTCCGGAGGCTAAAGCAGCGGCTAAACTGAAGCGCGATACTCGTAAAGTTGAGGTCAAGACTGGAGCCCGTCTAGGTGGGACCGAGGAGCTTGATAAGGCTCAGACTCGAATTGATACTGCTACAAAAACACTTAATCCCGGACTGCCAGAAGATCAACAGAAGCTTATTATTCGTCATGCCAAGCTCAACGAGAACGGTAGAGCCAAATTTGAGGCCGATCCAAAAAATAATTACAAGCTCAAATTGGCTCAGTATGAAAACAACAAGCTCAATGGCAAGTTCGATTCTACAAGCGATTTTAAAGCTCGCGAATCCCTAGCAAAATTGTCCATCACCTCGAACTACTCGCAGGAAGTGTCCGAGTTCTATGGCATGAGCAAAGAAAATATGCGTCAGTTTATTGCTCAGAATCCCGAAAAAGGTCAGAAGCTTTTCTCCGAGGCGCTAAAGCTAGATCAAGAGCTGGTTAAAAAATATGGAGCAGATTCTAAATTCAAGTATGGTCTGGGCTCAAAACCAGCCAGAGGAACGACAGGATCGCCATATAAATATGCTATTTCGGCTAATGCTGGAGGCGAGATAAAGCGGCCTAAGGTGACCGTAGCTAAGGCGGCTAAGCCTAAAACCGGTAGGGCCCGAAGCCAAGCTGGTACTAGGCCGACCGTAACAATCAGGAAAAGTAAGATATAATAATATTATGGATAAGTACAAGAAATATTATGATAAACATAAGAATGATGCTGATTTCAAGGCAAAAAATGCTGCACGCGCTAAACTATACTATCAACAGAATAAAGATAAAGTTAAACGGTACACTGAGATAAATCGTCAAAAAATTGCCGATAGAATGAAGACGTGGAGACTAGAAAATCGAGCAAAGCTTAATCAGTATCAGAATGAAAGACGAGCCCAAAATCCTGGAGATAGAAAAGGTGAAAGTGGTCCCGATTATTATCAAAAGAATCGTACCAGGATTTTGTACAATCAACGTAACTATGAAGCGAAGAACCCCGACAAAAGAGCTGAGCGAGGTCGGCGCTGGAGATTAGAACATTCTGCAGAAGTTCGATTACAGGTGCATAAATATCGAACTAAAACTAAAGGTGTTCAGATTAGTAAAGAAGAAATTTATAACTGGTTTACTCGAATCTGCGGCATATGTAAAGAGCCAATCACAGAAAACTTTGAGATTGACCACATTATTCCTCTTTCACGCGGGGGGCTACATGAAGTTCTAAACCTCCAGCTAGCTCATCCCCACTGTAACCGCGTCAAGCATAATAAATTACCAAGTGAACTACTAATGGTATAGTTAATGTGATGGGACAAAAATAAAATGACTACTCCTAGCTTTGATAACATATTTATGTTATACTATACTTTATATAGGATGGAGGCAACTACTCCTTCAAGTTCTGACGATGAGTACACTATCGGCTTGACACTGGCTAATGAGGCTAAATCCAGGTGGGAGGACTATGATGGCGTTTATTGGGAGCAGCTTTTTTCTACAGCTCAGACATTTTCAACGGGCGGTGTGGTTATTATTACTAGTGGAACTAGCTCCTATCTGACGCCTACAGCCTTTAAGCAGGCTGGTGGATTCGTTAAGATCAAAAATTCTAATGGAAATACTGTAAGATTTTACCCGATTATTGAAGCGCACGAAGCTCAGTTTAAGGGTGATTTTGGACACTACGCGTACTTTACAAGCGTGGCTGGTGGGCTATTTACACTCCATATTAACCCTGTTCCAGATACTTCTATTAATGGTATGGCTATCGATTACGTCTTTTACCGAAAAGCTACCGAGTTTACGACCGGAACAGATAAAACCGAATGTCCTAATGCTGAATTTATGGCACATCGAATGCTTTGTATGCGTTTTATGGGCTCTCGTAATCCATTCTCGTCTGCTGCTGAACGGCGGTCTGAAGACATGCTTAAGATAATGAAAATGCGTAACGATAGTGGTAGTTGGGCTAATCCATGGGTATTGCCGGATAATTCAGGAGCTCAATTTGGAGCAGCTATTACTCCAGGAACTGGATTCTAGCCATGCCAATGGACATTATTGATGATGTTAAGGTTAAATTTCCGTCTCCTACGTACTTGACGCTAGAGAACTTCAAACGTGGTTGCATTACGCTCATCGATAAGTCCCGTCTTCCCCGTAACGCTCTGGAGGAAGCTACAAACCTCTTCCTATATGAAGACGGCCAGCCAGGCCCAAGACCAGGGGTGAACTGGTTCGGCATAACTCTACCGAATGGAGCGAGCATTGATGGCTTCGATTACTTCGACTTCCAGGGGGTAATTCATCTTATAGCGGTCGGTGGCGGGATTGTATATCGATCAGTAGATAATGGGCTGACCTGGGATGTCTGTAGCGGGGCTAGCCCTATCGCTGGGCACGATGTATTCATGAATCAGTATAATAATTTTCTCTACCTAACAAATGGCATTAACCCAATTATTCGATACGATGGCACGACAATGCTCCAAGCTTATACAGCCCTGACTACTCCAGCAGCCCCCACAGTAGCTGAGACGGGTTCGGGGCTTACTTCGGGTACAGCCTATCAATACTACTATAAATGCTCGGCCGTAAATACGATTGGATTTTCAGTTGCATCTGCAGCTTCTACGGTTATTCAAACGGGTATTCCTCGTGAGTCTTGGAGCCCAGGGACTAATTACGCTACGCTTACTCTCCCAGCACTCCAATCTACCCAGACACGGTACGATGTATACATTAGCGAGGATAACCTTAACTACTTTTACCTAGGTTCTACCGGGACTACAATTTTTACCGATGATGGTACATGGATTGCTTCCCCCGGCACACTAGCTCCTACAGCGAATACTACTCAAGGGCCGCTAGTAGAAGAGCTCAAAAATGTGGGCTCTCGAATGTACGGAGTCCGTGACACCCAGAACCGATACCGAATTTGGTTTAGCTCAGGACAGCCACCCAAGGGTGCATTTGCGGGAGCTTATGACGGTGGGTACCTGGATTGGCAGGAGGGTGGAAAATATATTCCGGTTCAGGTTGAAGATTATCGGAACGGTAAGGGGGACCCCTTAGCGACTATTTGGTGCAAGAGCGCAGATGGTCAGGGCTGTGTTATCCAGATGAGCTTAGACGTGCTGACAATTGGAGATATTTCCATTACTGTTCCAAGTGCTTACAAATTACCCGGCTCAAGAGGTACACCGGCTCCGGGGAGTGTGGTGAATGTGCTCAACGACTACATGTTCTACAACCAACAGGCATTCTACAATCTTGGTTCCCGAGCTCAACTTCTTAATCTACTCTCGACTGATGAATCCAGTGCGAATATCCGTCCGACAATTAGACGGATCACTCCTACGGCGGAATCGGGTATTGCTAGTGCTTATTTTGATGCTAAAGTCTACTTTTCGGTTCCATATGGAAATAGCTCGAATAATTTTACAGCTGTCTATGATACCGAACGTAAAGCCTGGTTGCCAAAGGCATTTACGCTTGGGTTTAAGAAATTTCTTCGTTACACGGATACATTGGGGACTCATCGTCTTTTAGCTCTAAAGCCTGGAGATAATCGATTAAGCGAAATTGGGGTAAACATCCAGGGTGATTACGGGGAGGCCTTTGAAACATCCCTTTCAACGGGACTTTATCCGACCGTAAAGAATCGGTTTGAATTTGAATTTACCGAAGAAGCTGAAGTGGAATTTTCCAATCCTCAGGGCTCAATTAATGTAGAGTTAATTGGGATTGAACGCTCTAAAGGCTTTAGATCAATTAACACTCAGACGGTCACCTCGACAGTTACCCAGGTAGGCTGGGACTCGTTTCTATGGGACACGACCCTTTGGGACGATACTTCTAATGTTCCTGATTTATTTTCTGAATCTTCAGTTAAACGATATTTTCCGGTCCAAAAAGAGCTTAATGCGGTCCAGTGGCACATCAGTACAAACGGCATTAATTCTCAGTATATCCTAAGAACACTTCAAACTTGGGGTACCGAAACAAATGCCGGTAAGCCCCGAAGTTGGCGCCTGGTTTCGGGATCTAGTAGCTCTGGTTCCAGTACGGTAGTTGCATCTGAGTCTGGGACTTATATTTTGACCGAATAGCTACTGCCCCATGTTAGAATAAGATTAACAAAAGAGAAAACAAATATGGCAGTCACGGGCGTAAAAGTATCTCAGCTCAACGAAGATAGTAATCCTACCAGTGATGATTATGTATTAGCTGTCGATAACGCCACGCAGGCTAGCAAGAAAGTCACCATGGCTAAAGTGGTGACTGCAAGTCCTTCAACGGGTACAGGGGATCTAGTTCGGGCTGATTCTCCGACCATTACCGGCCATATGGTTGTTCCGACTCCAACTTCTGCTACTGATCCGGTCACAAAGGCTTATGCGGATGCTCTAGCTCAAGGGCTAAATGTAAAATTGAGTGTTCGTGTTGCGACTACGGCCAATATTACGCTTTCTGGCGCTCAGACTATCGATGGGGTATCCGTAATTGCTGGGGATCGAGTTCTAGCCAAGAATCAGAGCACAGGGGCTAATAATGGCATCTATGTGGCGGCTTCAGGTGCTTGGTCGAGGGCTACAGACGCAGATATTAGTGCTGAGGTAACAGCTGGTATGTTCACGTTTGTTACCGAAGGAACAGTGAGCGCGAATATTGGCTATGTTCTAACCACTCCTAATCCGATAATTCTTGCCTCTACAGCACTTACGTTTACTCAGTTTTCGGGCGCTGGGACAATTGTAGCGGGGCATGGTCTTCTTAAAACGAGTAATACATTGAGTGCTGTAGAGGCAGACTTCACGGGTATTCCTCAATCTGCAATAACAAATCTTACCGCAAGTTTAGCTACTAAAACAGATAAGTCCACTCTCACCACTAAAGGTGATTTGTATGTTGCAACTGGAAGTGCCGTTCCGACCCGCCTAGGTGTCGGTTTAAATAATCAAGTTCTAACCGCTGATTCAGCTCAAACGACGGGAACGAAGTGGGACTTTGTGCCATCTGCTAGTGATTCTACGGGTAGTTCTAAGGGTGTGCTACAACTTGCGGGAGATCTTGGTGGCACAGCAGCGCTTCCGACAATTAAACGTACTCATCGGATTATAGTTGCGGCATACGGTGATACTGATCCCGCTGATTATACCTGTGCAAGTGCTACCGGAAATGAAGTTGAGATTAATGCGGCTATTGTAGCTGCTAACGCTATAGTCGGTGGATCGTCAGTCTATCTCAAGGGGGCATTTATAGTCTCGGGTGATGGTATCGAGCCTAGGTCAAATGTTACTTTAACTTCGGATGGCAAGGCAACGCTTCAGCACAACAACTCCTCAGGCAGTTATACAGGTATCGGGTCTAAACCGATTATTCATGATGATGGGACTACTGATTTTAGCAATTTTGGTGTAGAGAATCTTACCTTTCTTGGCAATACACTTAGTACGGGTACCTCGTGTTCTATCCATATTACTGGCGATGGTGACCCAGATTCAGTCTCAGCTCCTACCATTACCAATTTCTGGATTCGTGACTGTAATTTCCGGGACAACTCATCCTTGCCGATTCGTCTGTTTGGTCTTAAGGGGAAACTTAGCGTTGTCAATTGTGAGTTTAATAACAATGCAGATGCTGGTTTCGGTTTTAATGAGGAGGTAATTTTCGCAGGGAACCACTCAATTGATAGCCGGGATAATGGTTTCTCGATCAGTCGCGGCAATACCAAAGTAACCTGTGTTGGCAATACCATCGAAAATGCAGCTTTCTGGGGTATCTGGGCTAGTGGATACAATAACCAAGTAGGTCCTACCTACATGACTATTACTGGTAATGTCGTTAAGGGCTCAGGGCGTTCAAGTATTGGTATTATTAACGCACCAAGTAATCTTGCTGTTGTGGGGAATGTTCTCGACCAAGAGCATGATCGCGCGAGCGATAGTGATGTTGACGGTATACAGATTAGAGGTGGGAGTCTAACACAACGGGCCACTAATATCCTAGTTTCTAATAACGTCATTATGAATTCCTCGCGTAATGGTATCTCTTATGGCTGGGTGGATCAGATGTCCATCACTGATAACCTGATCATTAATCCCGGTACTCAGTACAAAGCAAACGGCTCAACTGCGATCTTGTCTTCTGATCGAACGACCAA